GTATGCCATTTTCACTTGGATGTGCTCAGCAACTTGCTGACGCTTCAGAGCATCGTCTGAGAAGCTCTCAACTGTGATACCAAGGTTGTTTACGCTTGGAATGTTGTTCCATGCGAATGTCAGACCAGCAGCAGGTGTCATAAGACCTGAAGAACGTGGTGTGTGTACCAGAAGGGCGTTCTTACCACCGATGAAGGCGTTAGCTTCTGCAAGACCTTCAGCAGCACCGTTCTTGACAGCTTCCATGACGTAGAAGTTTTCTACTTCGAAGATTTCTGCAAGTTTGGCGTCTGTGATGAGTGCTGTGTTTGAAACAGTAGCACCACCGTTGAGGCGAGCAAGTACATCAGGGTGGTTGATGAGAACGTCACGAACTTCTTTACCGATAACCATTGTGTTTGGCTTGAAGCCACCTGACTTAAGCTGCATAGTGCGGCGAGCAGTAGTCACATCAGTGATTGGTGTTGAGTTTGTGTAGTCTGACCACAGGTTTGATGGTGTAGCGTCTGTACCCCAGATACCAGCAGCGAAGAAAGCTGAAGCGAACTGCTCTTCACGTTCAATCAGAACACGGTTTACGAGAGTTTGTGCGCCAGCGGCACGAACTTCAAGCATTGCATCTTCGTTAGCAAGTGTTTGCTCATCGAAGTCCATGCCAATACCGTATACGTCAGCATAGTAGCTGTCGTTTGACAGTGACATACCGATGCGGTTTACTTCTGTGCGTGGGGCAAGTTTCTTAACATCACCCGAACGGTTCATTTCCGCACGGTCATAGATGTAGTACTTGTCTGACTGACGCTGTACACCTACAACAGGGAATACTTTGTCAGCAATGAAGTTGGTTTGCTCTTGAACGTAAGCGAGGGTCAGGTTCGAAAGCGGCTGGTCGATATGAACAGCAGATGGAGTCAAAAGAGGCATTATATTATTCCTTTAAATGCTAGATTAGGCTACGACGTTGCCGCCTTGGATAAGCTCGATTTCGATGATTTGACCATCGACAGCAGCTTCCTTGGCATAGCCCATTACAACGTCACCAGATGCAGCAGTAAGTGCATCGCCAGCAGCGTCTGTTTGGACAGCAGCACCAGCAGCAATAGTGCCACCAGCAGTTACCATAACCGAACCTGATACACAGATAGTTGTTGCGTTACCAGCAGCCGCACCGACCAAGCATACACCGTATGCCTGCTCACCAGCAGTACCTGCAACAGTGACAGCGCCACCTGCGTCAAGAGTTACGAATTTGAATTGAGTTGTACCACCAACACCAGCGATTTCGGTGCGGTTGTCACGAGATTGCATAACAGCCATTTTATTCCCCTTTATAGGATTTGTTGATAAGTGATTTGCCTTCGTCGGTCTTAGCTACAGCAGCGTAAGCCTTGGCATATTCACTCTTTTTGAGTTGGTTGTCGTCCATGTAGGACTTCACGAGAGCATCCAGTTTGTCGGCAGAGGTAGCGAACTCACCGTCTACATCGGACTTACCAAATTCTTGCATGGCTGCTTCAAAAGCTGCATCAGCGGCCTTAAGAGCTTCCATAATTGCTTCTTCTTCAGCGAACTTAGCTACGAGAGCCTTAGCTACATCAACAGAGAAGTGTGGGAGAGCCTCACCAGCACGTTTCGTCAGTTCAATGTCAGCTTTCTCTACAGCAGCAGCTTCAAGAGCTTTGAGCACTGGGGCGGGGATGTCAGACTTAACTACCATCTCGCCTTCGACTTCGAGCATCTCAACTTCAGCTTTCTTTTCGATAGCTTCAGCTTTGATTACATAGCCGTTGTCGATGAGACCTTTGCGGAGACGTTCATTCTCTGCTTTGAGTGTCTCTACGTCAGCTTTGAGAGCCTCAACGTCCACTTCAACAGCTTCAGGGGCTTCTGCAACCTCTTCTTCTTCAGCTTTGTCTACTTCGACAGCTTCAGGAGCTTCAATAGCCTCTTCTTCTGATTTCATCATGTCGTAACCAAGAGCTTTCATAGCTTCTTCTTTACCACACGCTTTTTCTTCCATGTACGCCTTTACCTTGGCTTCCATTTCATCGGTCATTTTAGTGATTTCCTCGACAGAATTGTCACGCTTAAAGAGGCTAACCATTGCCTGTGCATTGGCAGGGCGATCTACAAGAGATAGCTCTTCAAGGTGCAAGTTTTTTAGGAGATTAGGCAAGTTAGATTTCCTCCTTTTGAGCACGACCGCCAATACTGAAGGCCGCAAGTTCGCCAGACTTCACCATAGCCCAGATGTCATCGTCAAACACTTTGTATGCGACAACCCATCCTTCACGGTCAGACTGGATTCCTAGAGCTTCACCAATTTCCTTAGTGACGGGGAGAGAGTGTACAACTACACCAACTTGATCCCCTGTGTGCATGGCCTTGCCGACCCGCACGTGCTCCATAAATTCGTTTACAGCTTTCACAAGAGTGTCAGCTTCGATAACATCCCCTTGGCGGTCTACTACAGGTTCACCCTTTTCGGTTACTACTGAGGCCCAACCAAAGACCATACGCTGTTCGTCGTCGGTCTTAAGGATTTTACCTTCAATGTTCTTCGTCATCTCACTCACCGATGTCCCTGCTTCCCACATACGGCATGACCAGTAGCCAGCCTTTGTTTTATCTGTCTTGGTGTCACATGAATGTCGGGAGCGGAAGTTGGCTCTGGCCTTAGGGTCATCCCTACGGATTTCCATGTTAGGATCACCGAAGGTAACTCGTTTAACCTTGCCACCATCTTGAACAAACACTTCAAACTTCTTGTTGCCACCTTTAATGCGACGAGGCTTGTTCAGAGTGACTTTTTCACCTTGGTACTCAGCCTTAGCGAAGTCTTCCTTGAGAACCTCCTGTACAATGGCTCTGAGAGCCTCTATACGGTCCACTGAGGGGTCTTCTTCAGCTTCTTCGCCACGGTAGTACTCTAAGTACTCCTCGTGGCTCTCAGCGGGCATATAAACGGCTTGTTCATTGTATGTAGATACGTGAGTAGCACCACCGAAACCCATGTCCATCGACCTAGCACGAGCTTCAGGCTCTGTAGTGAAGATGTCATTGGCATATTGTGCTTTAAGAACTTTATTCATTATCCAATAACCTTTGCTAAGTAGCCTTTGAAACTTCCAAATACGACAGCACCTTGGGTAGCAGTCTCGCAAGTAATTCGTATGTCAGCGTTCTTGGGGATGATGATGCAGGGGTCAAGATCAATGTCCCATGAACCACCAGTAGAGCTTGCGCTAACGGCAGCACCTTGACGGAAAATCTTACCTGCGGCACGAACCTCAAGGTAGAAGTCTACGCTTGCCGCTTGCTTATTGGATACAGAGCCAAACCCCCCAGTGAGAATATAGTAGTCTTCGTCACTGAATGTGGTTGCACCTTTAAATGACTGTTGGAAGCCTTGTGGAATATGTGCGTGAACCTTAGTTCTATCTGTAGGAACACCATTCGTTAGGGCTGTATCCTGATAGACATAAACTGCACCAAGAAGTTCAGTTCCGTTGTTATTATATGCCTTTGAGACACGAGCTACAGGAGTTGGTAAGGGAACCCTTGTTGTACCGTTCAAACTTACCGTCTGTGTCATAAAGGTGAACTTCTGATCCGTACCCGTACCTTCTACAGTGTGGCACTCAAGGTAAATCTCTTCGTTGTCTGCAATATTAGAAGAGGAGATGCTGTCAATCAGGTTATCTTGCACATAAACCTCGTGACCACCATGTGACCAAACAGTTTCAATCGTGTTGGCAGCTAACTCAGCAGACTTACCAAACTTAAGTAGGCTCTTGGCCTTCTTGTCGATAGAAACTACATCACCAAATGTTGCTTGTATCTCACGTTCAGCTTGAACGAGACGACCATCTGGGACTTCATATATTCGCCTATTCCATCCACCAAACATTTGCTGTAGTTCCTCAATCTCTTGCTTTACAATGTAGTTAGGGTCATCAGCAGTACCGACTACAGGAGACCTAGTTCTGATCTTATTGGCTGATAGTACGTGGGTCTGACTTAGTGAAACATCACTTACCCCTACCACACCAGTTATAATAGGTTCAGCAATCGCTGTCTCTTCTTCAGCCATAGTCACGGAGGACACTTCAGGAGAAGCAGAAGCAACACCATCACCAGCCAAGCTATGATCTTGCACAAGGGTCAGAGAAGGGACGCTAGGGCTACCTAAAGCCACACTAAGTGGAACTAGGTTGTGGTCTTGAGTGAGTGAAGCACTAGCTACAATAGGTAAGCCAGTTGCAATGTCTAATACTGTGGCTACATGAACCTGAGCTATAGTTGCAGAGGTAACTGTAGGGGAACCTGTAGAGAACCCATCAACAGCTATAAAGTTCTCGTTGACTAGAGGCTCATTAGCTTCCGTAAGAAGTAGGCTGTTATCCTCTTGTAAAATCCTACTGGACATAGCCTAAACCCCTATTATACAGGGTCAGGAATACCGATAGTAAACGACCCTAACGAGAATGTGTTGCCAGAGGATACAGACTGACTTGTAGTCAAAGAACCTGTTGCAAGCAGACGGGAATTAACTGTGTCCACAATAGCGTAGTGAGTGGCTGTACCCGTAGCTGTAACAGACCCATCTGAAATGGCAGCTACCACTACCTCACGACCACCACCAGCACGGTCCGAAGGGGCTGCTACACTAAGGGAAGTAGAGTTACCTAGTGCAAAGGTTACATTCGCCCCAGTGTAGTCTGTAGCCTCTTGCGATGTCAGAAGTATTTTATTAGCTTCGGTGTCAAGGACAGACAACCCGTTGTCAAAAACTCTGTTGTTTAAGGTTGCCATTACTCTTGTTCCTCATTAGGTGGGGGAGTAGGTTGACCAGCATCTTGGTCGTAGTCCAACTCAGCCAAGTCCATAAGGTCTTGAATGACCTCTGGGTGAGTACTAACGTCGATACCTGCACCATTAAGATTGCGGAGGAAGGAAGAAATCTCACGCAGATCGTGTGGAGCTACATCACCAGCAGTGATAGTTGGCATCAGGTCATAACTCAGACCGTTCAACTGCCAAAGACGTTCAACCAACTGTTTGTTGAGAACATCTACGATTGCTTGAATATAACTCTCAAGCGCACGGAGGAACAGGTCTGTCTTCGACTTGGACAAGGCATAGGAGCCACCAGATGTACCAAGTAGAAGGAACTCAGAAAGGACAGAACGAGCAATGTCGTGCTGGTAGCGGTTAATGATAGGATTAATATCAATGTTACGCTTACCGTTAGATGCCATCAACTCAATATCTACAAGACGTTGGTTAGTTGGAGCGCCATCTTTATCTGGGTAGGTGTCAGAAGGAAGGATGATGTACCCTTGCTCGTTGAACTTGACATCCCGAAGAATCTGTTGCAGATTGTGTACGAAACCTGATTGTGCAGCAGAAGCATCACCTGAGAGGTATTCAGCAGGGATACGAGCTACAGGAATACCTGCAAGTTCACGTTCAACTGCAATAGCTTCGATAGCTTGGAGGTTGTTCAAGTACTCATAAGAAGTGTAAGCATTACGAAGAATAGAACGACCTGAAGGGTCACCATTAAGGCTTGTAGTACGGTAGTACAGTGACTTGTTGGTTGGGATGTAGTTGCTACCACCCATAATACCAACTGACTGTTCAATACCAAGTACGTCACCTGTCTTCTGGTCTACATCAAACTTATTGATAGTCCAAGGAGCACGGGCTGCAATCTTACGAACACCAATACGACCATCTGAGTACTTAGACCGCTTAGACAGTGACCGTTCCTCTGGACCAACCCTACGCTTGTAGATAACCTCAAACCAACCAAAGCCATAGGACAAATAGGATAGAGCCTCAGCTACGTGGTCATCAAGAGTGTGGTCCATATCATCAAGGACACTCTTAACAAACTCAGCCTCAGCCTTAGCTGCATCACTATCGTTGATAGGCTTTACGTGAAGGTCTACATCACGGAGGATTTGCTCAACAGCATACATGACAGCACCGATAGTGCTATCGTTGTCCCGCATCTCACGATACTTACGGACAGCTTTCTTGCCACGAAGCTCAGGCAGAAACTCATCAGCACGGATTTGACCGTTATGTGTATTATCACCAGCTACACCAAGTGTGGACTTAGCCTTAGCCTCTGAGAGTTTCTTTACCATTGTCTTATCGCTTCTCTAATTAGCGTGAAAGCCCCTTAGCACTTGAATAAGCGAGGGTCAGTTTGGGTTTGCTGTATCCGTTGAGTGAGAGGTCTGTAATAGCCCATACAAGGGCATCAAGTCTATCTGGGGAACCAATCGACCCTAAAGGTTCCCATGTTCGCATTTGAGTTTCTAGTTCGTTTAGTGAAGAACCGTCAGGAGGGTTTGCAACGTGTTTAACAAGACCACGCTCGTATAAGGCAGATATAGGTTCAGCACGAGCATACTTCCCTCTGGAAGCTCTGACAGCTTTGTAAGGAATTGTCTCATCTTCACCATGTATAGTTATCTTAACAAGATCACCACCTTGGTTTACCTCAGCGACAATACGATCTGCTTGATATTGGTGGTAGAGTTGGATAGCCTTAGAGGCCCAACCCTGTGGTGACAACCTATCTGTGTAGTCCCCAAGGACATAAGCTACACCATTGACATCTATACCAGCTACAACAATACCTGTCATGTCACTCTCAGCATTAGAGGTAACAGCAGGGTCAAGTGCAACTACAATACGGGCTAGGTCAGGGACAGCTTCATGCTTAACTGAAGCATCATCCAACAT